AACCGCCATACCAATCAGATGCAACAATGTCATTTGTTCCATCAAACACCAACCAATTCCCGATGCCATATTTCAAACTATCGGTGTAATATGGTGATTCAATTGTGATGGGTGTTGAATTTACCAAATTGGCAGTTGATGCCGTGATGACTTCGGTGATGTCGAAAACATAATCGGCATTTTGATATGGTGACGCGTCTGCAAATGCAACTTGAATTGAACCCCAAAAATCCTTCACCGCTGAATTTCCGTTTTTCCATTTGCCCGTTCCGGAATAGTTCAAAATATTTCCGTGAACATACATGTCAATTTCAATACGCGTGAACCCAACCGGCGCGGTGGTAACTATCAATTCAAATTCGGATGTAATCCAACCGCCTTTGATGTCCTTTGTTGGTTGCCTTCTTAACACCGTGGGCGCGGCTGCGCTAATCCAATATCCATTTGCATCCAACGACAATGATGCCGATGTTGTTGGATTGCGCAATTTTACAACATAGTAAACATCGGTCGAATCTTCGGTGTATAATGTGCCACTAATTGTTTCGCTTCGCTTCAATGACTTTGCCATGAATCGAATGCGCATTGGCGCGGCATCCGGTGTTGTTCCCGTTGGAATGTCATCCGCTCGCAATTGCAATGTGGTTGACGATATGTTCGGGAATGTGCGCAATTCTTTTGCGATGTTTTGGCGATGCGTGTTGATTGTCACCGATTGCGCCGCCGGTTGATAATACAATGATGGTTTGGCCATCCATAACGGACGCACATCATTTCCAATTGTTTGGCGGTGTGAATATGTTGTTGTCCCGATGAATTGCCCGGTGTACGAATATTGACGCAAATTGATTGTCGCAACATTGTCATATGCGTTGAATGGAATAACATAATACGCGCCATTTTCATGCGTCAACCGCGCGCCAAACATTGTCAACACATTTTCCAACGCTTGTTTTGCGCTGATGTAATTGGGTTCAACTTGCCAACCATACGAATCAATGACTTTGACATCGGTGAACGGATCAAAATTTTCCAAAAAGGTGTATTCATGCAATTTGTACATGTCAAAACCTAATCGGGCGGCATGGTCTTCATGCAACAATGTTCCATCGAATAGATATGCCGTATTTGTTCCATTGACCAACCAATAATCGGCCAAATCCAATGTATCCAAACATCTGCGGAACAACTGATTGATTGAAATATATTCAGACGAAAACCACGATGATGATACTTTGAACCCATCCATCAATTCAAGGCCATCCACGGCCACCAAATCGATGATTGGTTTGCTTTGGATAGATTCCCTCAACCGCGTCATTTGGTCGGCTAAAACGCGCCCCACATGAATCAAAACATCATTGCGATAAATCAACATCGCCCATGCGGTTTCCGCTTCGGTCTGAATGCCGATGAAATCATCCAATGTGGTTTGATCCGGCATCACCCATTGCGCAATTGCGCGTGATGGTCTGATAAAATTTGAATATACTGAATCCGATTCACCCTGGCGTTCGATGCTTATTCCATCGCCGGCCAATGTCAATTCGGTTGTTGAATTTAATGCGTCTAATTTGTCAAAACAACATGTTTGGCCTTCGATGTAACCGCCGGCCGATTGAACGCGTGCATTGTATAAACGCGCAACGATTTCAGGCGTTGTTCCTGATGGCGAATCCCATAATTCGACACGATATTCAACATTAGTAATTGAAAAAAACGAACCTTTGTAAATCCTTGCCATTATCCGCGTCGTGAATCTTTGTTGTATCGTTCCAACACAATTGCCAAATCGCGACCGCTGATGTGCGTTTGTGCGACATATCCGGTTGATTGGTCGGACTTCATTAATGTTTTCAATTTATCCAATGGGGCGATGACCTCCGGGTTTGAACGCGCACCGGGATATTCACCCATCAATCCCAATGTTGGCCCGCTAACAATACCACCATCCGCAAATGCGGTGACGCTTGGGCCTTGTTTCATTTGGTTTGCTACGGCCGTACCCAATGCAACCATCGCAATACCGGCCGCGACTGCAACTTCCGGTTGCGCAAATGCCGTACGGAATTTTTCAACGCTGATACCATAGGCAATCAACATTTTTCCGACTGTCTTCACAAAATTTCCCAATTGACCAACAACCGATTGAACAAATCCTTCAATTCCATTGCCTTGACCGGATAAGGCATTTCCCAATGTTTCGCCCAATGTGACTGCAATATCTTCGCCCAATTTTTCCACGGCCATTGACATATCTGTCATCAATTTGTCAAAATCCTGAACAATTTGCGAATAGGACTTCGGATCAATTTTTACTTGCACCAATACCGGCGGAATCGCCGTGCCGGCAATAAGGTTTGCACCCGTTAATTGTTTGGCATCTTCGGCCGCTTTTTTCTTTGCTTTTTCTGCACCTTCAAAACGCTTTTTGTCCAACCAATCAATCAAATCGGATTGCGCCTTTTTAACACTTTCCGCGCTTGCCGCAATCTCCTTTTGTTCTTTTGCGGTGTCTTTTAATTCCTTGTTGAAATTCTTTTGCGCGTCTTTTGCATCATTTGTTTGTGCGGTTAAAAGGGCAATTTGATTTTGCGCGCCCGCCAATGCGTTTTGATACAACTGCGTTGCGGCGGCGGCTTCATTGTTTGCGGCGGCAATTTCATTTTGTGCGGCATTTGTGGCGGTTGTCATCGCCAAAAATTGCCCCATTAACGATGCACCTTTTCGATTGATTTCATTAATCTTTTCAATCCGGCGTAATTCGATTTCCGCTATTTTGGCGGCTGCCAAATCTGCAATTGCTTTTTGTGTTGTTAATGCAATCGCGGTTTTTGTGCGCTCATTCAATATGCGCAAACCTTCGGCCGTTTTGATGTTGATGTCGTCAACTGCGATGCCGGCTTCTTTTAATGCCAACAATGCGCCACGCCTTCGAATTTCCGATTGATTTACATCATTTACGATTTCCAAATATCCGGTCAATGTCAACGCATTTTTGCGCGCTGAATTTTCCGCTTGCGTCAAAGAATCGGCGACATCCCTTTGAATTTGTTCCGATGCACTAACCGCCGTTGAATATGCGTAAATCGCGGCCGTTGCTGCGCCAACTGCAATTGTAGCCGCAACCCACGGATTTTTCAAAAATTGCGTCAACCCTCCAAATTGTTCTTGTAGGTCTTTGACTTGCATGATTGCCGCGCTAAAATTTAACGCCGCATTCAATCCCATCAATGTGTTGCGCAACGCTTTGTTGTCATCCGCAACAATGGCAATAATTGAACTAACTGATGAAAACGATGTTGCCAATCCATTCAACGCCGCGCGTGTTCCGCTCAATGATTGATTGGTTTGGCTTAATTGCTGGGTATAACTTTGTTTTTTTGCAGTTAATTCAGAAACGGCCATTGACTGATCCTTCAACGCCGATTTGGTTTGTTCAATTTCCGCGCGAACTTGCTTTTGACCTTTCACATCCATTTTCGACATGGCGTCGCGCTTTTGTCGCAACCTTTCCAAATCGGCCATGAATTCACGGGTGATTTGCTTTTGTTCATCAATCTCCGCCGTAACTGATGCAATCTTTTGACGCAACTGGCCCGAACCTAATGATTGTTCGATTGCTTGCCCGGCCTTGTTTGCGCTCGCTTGCATTTGGGCCGACGATTTTTCCATCGTGTCGGCCGCTTGCTTCACATTTTTGTTGAATAGGTCTGTGACCGCATTCAAAACAATATTAATCGCGCTTAATGCCATTATCGGTTGTAACTAATTGAATAATCCTGAATTATTTGAAAAATGCCGTATTCTTCGGAATTGTCATCGGTCAAATGTGATTCGCTGATGTATTCAATTTCCCATGTATAAACCCCATTGAATGTGGCCGGCTTTGCAATCTCCAATGCGGTGCGTGTTAAATCAGCAATCTGAACACATTGCGTGTATGTCTTCGCATATATATTCACTTCCACATTTGCCCAATCAGTTTTTGAATGACCGGATTTGGATGGATGCGGTGTGACCGCTGAAACACGAATTGTGATGCCCGGATATGGCACACCCTGAACAATGCGCAACGGGTTGATGTTTGTGCCAACAACGGCCGTCAATGCGGAATTGTTGGATAAAACATTGTAAATGGCGTTTATTGCTTTCATGCTTCGGCGGGCGGTGTCAACTTCGCAAATATATCCGCGTAACGCGTAACCTTTGCAACAATATCGTCATGGTCGGATTTTTCCCACGGGAATCGCATCAACTTTTGCGGGCTAATTGGTTTTTTCAAATGTGGTGAAATCATGGTTGCGGCCATCCATCGCGATGTTTCCCATTGATTCCGGTATTGTTGTTCCTGGGCGTTGCGCATTCCAAACAACCGCAATCGAAAATGTTTTGGATGACATTCATCGAACGCATCATCATCCATTCCCATTTCACCAAATGCGATTTCGCGCAACCGGTCAAATGTCAATGATTCCGATGATGTGGCCGCGTCTACTTTCCCACCGCTTCGGATGTTCCTGGTCGTGGTTTGAAAAATTCTTCAACCGCCGTGGTGAACTGAACAATCACGGGTTCGATTTCGCTGAATGATTCAATTGCATCCGCAAAATCATCAATGTCAACAAATGGGAATTGTTCGCGTTGTTTCTTGTATCCGGATTGGATTCCAAAATAGGCGCATGCTCGCGCAAATTTCAATGAATGTGCAATGTTGTTGGCCGACATACTTTGGCCCAACTGCGTGAAATCTTCCAAATCAAATTCGGCCATGATGTTTTCAATGGCGCGCATGTTAAAAAAAAGGGGGTGACGAACACCCCCGATTGTAATCGTGTTCATGTTGCGAATATACGCAACAATTTACAAATTAAACTGTTCCAACAGTCAATGCGCCGGTTCCTTGAATGCTGGCGGTAAATGTTGTCACATCGTTGTGGGGGGCGGTCAAATTCAATTCGTTGAAAAATGCGCTTCCGCTCAACTTCAAATCACCTGAAACAGTTGATGTCATCACAATGGTAACGGATGTTCCGGCCAACAAATCGGTGATGATTTCTTTCCAACTGATTCCGCTTCCAACGCTTGCATCTTCTTCGAACATACCTTCAACGCTCATGGTATAACCATATTCGCCGGCGATGTATTCTTTTGAACCCGCTGAATCTTTGTTGGTGGTTTCAATCATGTCTTTGGTGATTGAAAAATCGTTTGATGTCGCATTTGCGATTTTGGTCAATGTTCCGGCCACATCTTTGTAGATTGCGATGAGCGTGCCGTTTGTGATTCCTGTGCTTGCCATGATATTATTTTTTTATTTTTTTATTTGGTTTTGAATCCGGCCCGTTTGGCCTTTTCTTCTAAATGTTTTGAAACTAATCTTTCCATTGCGCTCAAATACAATGTCTTTCCCGCCTCAAATGCCGGGCGCATGAATGGTTTTGCCGGCCCAATGTTTTTGCCATACTTTTCACCGTTTGCGCTTACTTTCTTTTTGCGGCTTGGTGTACGATCCGCCGTTCCTTCTTCAATCAAATGCGCGTGAAAACCCTTGTAAGGCCCGTAAACTCGCGCACCAATCAAACGGAATGCCCGACCTTTGCCACGATTGTCGCGTTCAATGAATCCAATTGAATTGCGCAAATTGCCGGTTTTGACATTGATTTTCGCCTTTGCCAATGTAATGAATATTTTGCCCGCTTGCTCGATGAATTGCCCCATAATAGGCGAATCAATCTGCAAATTGCGGAATTCATCCAACGCCAATTTGTTTTGCTGAAAATATGCCGTTGTTTTTGTCATTGCACCAATTCGGTTTGAATTCGTAAATACATGCGGCGTTCCAAATCCGCAATGTTGATGATGTTGTAATATTTATTTTCCCAAACAATGCGCATTTTGGGGTTGATTCCCGAATCGTAACGCATTGAAAATGTCACGGTTTGTTTTGCTTCACGGCGGTCTGAATCAACGGATTCTGAACCGGATTCGCTTTCTTGAATCCTGGCCCACGGCGTTGAATAGGTTGACCATGATTGCAACTTTTCCCCGGTGTTTGAATCCGTGGTTGTGGTGAATTGTTCCACCGTTACCAATTCATCCATCAATCCGGGGTTCATGATATGACGCTAATTTTGTACGGATCTAACAAATATTGAAAACCAAAATTGATTGGATTGTTTTGAACACCAACCGTGATGGCCATCCTATTATCATAATATTGACCAATCAACAACAATGCCGCGTGTTTGATGGATGCGGGAAACAATGTATCCGGATTCACGCCGGTTGCGCTCGCCAATTCAAAACCTTCGGTGATTTCAACGATGTATTTGATGACATCATCCGTGATTGATGTTGGCGCGGTTTCAACAAAAATGTTGCGTGAAAACAAACCCATTGGATTTGGTGCGCTTATCCAATCCGCGGAATCAAATGCGGTGATTGTCTGCGAATCATTCACATATGACACGGAATTAACCGCCAACACGCGTGAATTGATGCGAAAATAATTTCCGGACGGAATGTTCAACCCATTCACGGGGTTAATCAATGCCGGTGCGCCGGTGAATCCATCAAATCCATATTTGGCCGTTCCTTTGCGTACTGAATAACCCAAATATTGACCGCATGCATCCAACGCCATTGCAATCAAACCCGCAATGTAGGTGTCATCTGATGACGATGTCACGCGCAAATGCGTTTTGGCATCTGCGACCGACAAATAATCGGTTGCGGCGTGTGAAAATGCGGTGTAATTGCGTGCAACAAACATGATATTATTCCGCGTCTAATGCGGTTTCAGGGTTAACGGGTTTTTTCTTTGCCTTCGGCTTTTCAATAACTTCTTCAACAACCAATTCAACCGCTTCGGCCTCCAACAATAATTCCGCTTGTTTGGATTCCATGTCAACGATTTCACCGATGTTGTACGACAAATTAAATTTGCCGGTTGGGTTAATCAAAAATTTCACTTTCATGGCCGGTGGGCGACACAATCAAGTTCACCCACCGCGTTTGGAACTTTAATGCCCCCAAACGGGCAATTTATTATGCAACGATGTCTTTGCAGACGGCGAATGCAGTTGGTTGCAACAAGTTAAAATCCATGTAGGCGTTCAACACAACATTTGTCAAACCTGCGGTTGCGCCCGAATATGGGTCCACGGTGAGTTCTAATCCACCCCAGTTCGCTACCATTAATTGGGAGAAGTCACCCGCGATAAGGGCTGACAAGGTTGATGAACTACCTTTTGACAAGTTTGATGGAACCAATGTGGTGGTTGCAACGGGGTAACCGTTCAATTCCATACCACCGGCGGGCCAAATAAAGTTTCCTTCAACGCCTGATGCCTGACGGGGAATTGTTTGCAATGCGGCCTTCACCTTTGGGTTGGTCAAATATGAAATCATTGTTCCGTTGCTATTCTCGATGGCTTTCATCAAGTTGATAACATCGGCCCAAACGGGTGCAATACCGTTGGCGTTTGTGCTGTTTGAAGAAGCACCACCGGCATAAGTTACATTGACGCTGCTATTGGCGATGATACCGGTTGGCTCGTTTGATCCGCCGCCTTTGATGGCTGCTGATTCCAAAGATTGTGCCATCGCATTCAACAACCAATTGCGAACATAGGCGTCAATTGAATTGCTTGATTGCAACATCAACTG